GTTCTAGATTCTTGGCGTGGATCAGGGATGCCTCTTCCCCTTCGTCGAAGTCGACACACCCCCAGTACACACAGTGGACACCATCTTCTCGCCGCAGGAGTGGGTACACGCCGATGGGGGCAGCCTGTTCGGTCAGATGCTTGGCGCAAACCTCAACGAAGCCGGGACCAGACGCCGGGGCATGCGCTCCGGACGGGAGTTCCATCGGCCTGAAACTATGAGCCTGACCGGGTTCGTCGGAAGCGATGCTTCCTCCCCGGAACAGCACGGCGAAGGTTTCCGCCAGATCGGACAGATCGGGTTCGTTGCTCATTGTTGCCCCCCACGACCGGGAATCAACTCTTCCCAATAGGGGTGAACCTGCCCGCTTACGGGGTCAAGGTAGTAGGTCTGATCCACCAGCCTTGCTGTGCGCTTGTTCTTGCACAGGTTGAGGTTGATGGAGTGGGCATGATACTCCTTCTCCCAGTCCGACAGATCGTTCCGATCCTTCTTGCGGTACACTTCGATGACGAAGATGGCTTCCTGTTCTCCACCATACCGTCCAGCGTACAGTCCGGCAGCCCGACCCTTTTCGCCTGCTCCCCGTCCAGCCTGATGAACCAGCCCGACGGGTACGCGTTGTGTCTTGGCCCAACGCTTCACCGCCTGCGCCTTGGAGGTCACACCGGTGGCGTCTGAGTCTCCGCCGGGGAGTAGTTCCAAGTAGTCGATCATGGTGAAGGACGGGTTGCATCCCCAGTAGTCTCGTGCTTCGTCCAAGACCTCGGCCATCGCTGGCAACGGTATGGACTCGTCCACGATTGCTATTCGGGACAGTTCTTCACCGGCTGCCCGTTCTAGGTCGGCGATGATTTCCTTGTCGCCTGTCTTGACGGCTTCCTCCACCTCGGTGGAAGACTTGCCTCGTAGCAGACAGTACAGTTTCATCACCACCAGTTCCCGTGGTTCATCCATTGAGAAGATGACCACATGGGCGGCGGGGCTGTTTACGAGATTGGTGACGATGCTGTTGAGTAGAACCTGTGATTTGCCGGTGTGTGACCGGCCAACCACCATGAGGACTTCGCCTCTCCCGACTCCACGGGATGCGAGGTCCACTTCGGGAATACCCAGATACCAGCGTTCCGCCGGGTTCTGAATGAATCCCACAAGGTTGGTAACAACATCAGTCGTCAACGACCATCTCTTGGGGGCATCCCCTGCCCGGAAGTTGCCCGCCGCAGCGTCTGTTGCTTCGGCGAGACGACGGGTAACTTCCTCGGCAGTGAATACCCGGGGGTTAGCCTCGGATAGTGGCACTAATGCCGGTTAGTTCGTTGGAGTCCTTACCCGTGAACGGGCAGACGAACCAGTTGGGGATCAGTACCGAACCATCCTTCTTGGACAGCCACAGTCCCTTGCCATCGGACCGACGCTTGTAGTCGGGGCCGTTCATGTTGAAGTTGGCCTCTGGGTCCAACTTCTTCTGCCAGTTGGGGTCCCACCAGTCTGTCTGGTTGTCCATCAAGTCTCGCCAGAGCGATTCAAGGGTACCGCTGGACGAACCTCCGGAACTAGCCCGCGCTGGGGCAGCCGCCACGGGAGGACTCGCAGTAGGCCCGGGAATGCTTTTCTGCAACCTCCGGACACCCTGTTCGGTTATCTCGTAACCGATACCCAGAGCCTCGTAGTTGGACATTTCAAGCGTCGCGCCCCATTCGGCGATCTGCTCGGCAATCTGCTCCTGAGACAACTCAGCGTCAACTGAGATGGTCACTGAACATGATGCTTCGGCGGGTTCATAACTGCCTGTCTGGATAACCTGCCGTCGAAACACCGTAAAGGTGTTATCTGCTTTCTTTGTTGTTGCTGTTGCCATGGGTCTACCTCTCTATAGTTGGTTCCATGGATCTGGCCCCGCCAACTGGCCTCGGCACGTTGCCCACGCTCCACACCACTTGGGGGAGCAATGCCAGCCACTCATAGTGAGCGGCCAGACGGGCAGGTTGGCGGCTATCAAAGTACCGGCGGAAGTAGCGAGCGCAATCAGGCTCTGCCACTCCCCCGGTCCCACATCCACAAGGGTACGGTGGACCGTCCCCTTGACTAGATGTACGAACTCAAACTGTTGGGGTTTCGACGGGATGAACGCTGGGGGCTGGCCCTCAACGGCAAGCGCCCAAGTGTACGCCGCTGCTTGTACCGACCAACGCTTCTGCTCCCAAGCGTTGGATGGCTTACGCCCGGGGTTCTTCCAGTCGATGGTTGGCAGCCCGGGTTCCTGCACGCAGTCGATAGTGCCCTTCAACCAGATCTCCGGGTGTATCAGGCTGCCGCCGACGGGTTGGGTCCACCGTGCCGGAACGATGGGTAGATTGAACTCATGTTCCACGGCGATGGGACGCACGCCGGGACGCACCTCGTTCCACCACACTTCCGTGTTGGCGAGGATGATCGCAGTCGCCTCCTCGCGTTTGTGGTTCCACCGGACGATCTCCGTGTCCTTCCGCAACCACTCACCCATAGCCATCTCTTGGGTGTCGTGGAGTGGCATCGGATCACCGGTCTGCATCTGATCCAGCAGGCATTGCTCAATGCCGTAGTGGACAGCGGTCCCGATGGCTGTGTTGGAGGATTCCGTTGATTCGGAGATCCCCATCAAATCCTGACGTGCCCGTTCGGGGCACATCGCNAGTTGGCCCAGCCAAGATTGGCGGAGCGTGATTCGGTCGGTGGTCATAGTTCCATCCTAGCAGGTCGGAGGGCATCCCCGGTGGGATGCCCATGGCATGATAGCATGGCCGTCCCGGCCCCCCCTACAGGGGGCCGGGACGGCGCATGCGGTATCACAGTCAGGCGTCATCCTCGTCCGGGACGACGGTCAAGTGCGGGCCGTCGTCCGTTTCTGACTCTTCTTCCTGATCGGTGTCGTCCAACAACTTGCCAATGTGCGACATTCCTCCAGCGAAAGTAACGCTCAAATCGTGGAAGGTGTCGCCCAGAATAAAGGCCAAATGCTGGACCAAGGAAAGCATCCCAAGAAGGGCTTCTGCGATGTTCGCATCGTCTGCAAATACCACATCTTCTAGGGCTGCAAGCCTGTCTTTAGTGGTTTGATTCGTCGCCACTACAGGGACTGAATGGCGATACCGTCGGGGAGGGTACGCACCTTGATCTTGACGGCATGCCTCCGGGCCGCAGCATAAGCGCACGACCGGAACCCTTCCGTCTTCCCCTCAAAGTCGATACCCTGCTCCAGCAGGCGTGGAACCCCGTCGAACCAGTCAACCCACGGATACTTTTCCGTGCGATAACGCTGCGCCGGGGGCAACTCTGTTAGTACCTTCATTGGACTGCTTTCTTCTAGTTGGGCACGCGCCGGTCGGCGAATGCTTTCTGGGCTGCCTCGTACTCGGTGTGATAGTCACCACCGAAGCAGTCCCAAAAGTCGTTGTCGTCTGATGCCATAGCCCAGACAACCCACGGATGCCGCTCGTTGTGCGGCAAGGATGCTAGCACCGTCCCCACGAAGGGACGTAAGCCGTCCCCTCCGGGACGGGCCTGCCACATCAGCGGCACCGCTCCATTGTGTAGCGTGATGCTACCTGTGGTCATCGGTTATCACTCTCCTTCCGGAACTGTAATAGTTCCTCTCGTGTAAACGTGTCGCCCGAAAACGTCAGGCGTGGCTTGGTGATGAGCCTAGCCTTCCGCCTGCGCGCCGCCTCGTAGGCGGTGTTGGCTTCACGGCACTCGTCGCACCGACACAAGTGCCGCTTGTAGGCGGAATAGCCATGCTGAATGGATTTCCCTTTGGGTTGCATCAGTCCCACCACTCAATCCACGCCCGCGCTCCGCATGACAACGGTTTGTCCGACTGGACAACCATCGCCTCCTGCGGGATCCGGAACTCCCTGTGATACTCCGACCCCTTGTAGGTGCGGTGAATCACAGCGGGCAGTCCCTTACGGAGACGCTGCTGATGAATGTGGACCTGATGCTTCACGCTGCCGTGGTCAGGACACGCATGGCCGCATCCGCCAACGGGGTGAACCCGTTGATGGCCTTCTCCAAGGAGCGGTCCACGATGGTCTTGCCACGCAGCATCCCGTTGATGCGGTGCTGCTCGGCACCCTGAACGGCGTTGTAGGCCAGCCACCGGTTACCCGGTCCCCACCCTGCACGCTCATCCCGCCACGCTTCCTTGCACGCCGTGTGCTTGGTTCCCAGATTCCGGATCACGACATCCGACATCTCCTTGTAGTCGATGGGCAGCAACTGTGCCACCAGTTCATGGAACTGGGCATCAGTGAATGCCTGATCTCGCAAGGTCCGGGCCATCGTTGTAGCAGTACGCGCCCTCGCTGCGGCACCTTCCAGAATCCGGACACGCAGGTCCAGCAACGCATCATGGTTCTTCGTGTGCTTCACCTTGACGAGAGGACGCCCCACCAACTGGTTCTGGCAGAACA